GCAGACTTTAAATTAAAGATCCGTCAAGTCGAAGGATATCGTAATTATGATAAGTCTGAGTTTGCTAGCCCATCTGGTCTATATGAAGGAAATGAATCCCAGTTGGAATCAGTTTATAACCAACTACATGATCTCAGTGAGTTTACGGATCCAAAGAACTACAAAACGTATGATGAACTAAAAGCAAAGTTAATGCGTGTTCTCGGTGAAGAATCAACTGCAGGTGCTTATACTATTAAGCAGGAAAACATGATTAATGAACCTGTACCAGCACCTCAGCCACGTATGGCAGAGCCAGTAACGGCAGAGCAGATTGATACATCTGGTGATGAAGATACTATGTCATATTTTGCACGATTGGCAAATGACGACTAATTAGGTAAGCCAACCAATTACGCCTAGTCGCTGAATAAGATTCGGACAAAAGTTGGTACACAATAAAGGAGAAAGACTACTTCGGTAGTCGGGGATTAGGGAGCTTCGGCTCCCTTTTCTTTTAGTGGGATAATAGCATATCTGATGCATCAACCGGGCTTTGTGCATTTCCTGGAAGAGAAAATCCATTTGTTGTTGACGATGTCGATGTTGATGGTGCTAAAATAATTGGTGCAGATCCGCCTGGTCCAGGTGGGACTGCCGATCTTAATCCTTGAACGCCTTCATACTTTTCTGACCTAATATTTGTATCTGGTTTTATTACAAATTTCCCTTTATCATTTTTAGTATATCCAGCATATTCATATACAGAATCAGGAATACCCATAACTGCTAGTCGCGTAGGATCATACCATGCCCGTTCAACGTTCGGGTCAGGTAAAGTGTTTCTTAAGATATATTTTGTAAGTCGCTCAGACATACTACCAACATTAGCAGTAACTTGTCTAATTTTACTAGTAGGATTAGCAAATGCTTCTTTAAAGAAATTCTTTACTGCTTCCCATGCAGGATCAACCAATGCAGTTAGGCTAAACTCTTTTAGTTTTTTCGATGCATCTTCAAATCCTAGTTTATCAGCAAACCATGCCGGCAATTTAATAAACAATAAATCTATAGCCTCTGTAAACCCTTTAATAACTCCTTTTATACCACCTTCGATTCCCGATTTAATTCTATCTAATAATTTTTTATTCTTACCTTCCATAAATCCCTCATAAAATCCTACAAAGAAATCAATTGTAGAAATAATAATTTGGAAAAATGGTCTAAGTGCAAATCCGATTATCTTTTTAATAGGAGCTAAAATAGGATCAAGTGCTGATATAATTTTTTGGAAGAATCCAATTATGCCGCCGCCGGCCTCTCCACCACCTAATATCCCCTTTAAAGCTTTAAAATTAATGGTAGGAAAATATTTAGTAATAGAACCTATTTTACTAGATATACCATCAAAAAAATCTGTCATAGGTTTTAAAGCTTCAGCAATCTTGCCTCCTATGCCTCCTGATTTAGAATCACCAAAAATACTTTTAACAAGATTATTAGTACTAACAACCGGTTTACCATCTACACCAAGACCTAAAACTTGGTATATACCTTTTAAAAACCCGTCAGGTATATTTTTGAACAATGTTTTAGTTTCATCTGGAATAATTAAAAGATTTTTAAGATTTCTACCAAAGGTTGCTATACCTTTCCCAAAATCTTTAATGGAATCAAGAAAATTTTTATATCTAGTGTTCATCGCCTTTCCGGTGGCAACTAAACCCTTTGCAATTTGTCCTATTCTTAATGCTTTAATTGCTTCATCTAGACCTGCCATTGATGCTGCAAGACCTGCTAGAGTAGTTCCTATTGCACCAAGACCCGTTAATCCACCAAGTAGTCCTAAGCCTGGACCACCGCCGGTACTAGACCTCGGCTGGGGTATTGGCGGCAACTTTTTTTTGGCTTCTCTTTGTGTTTCCAAGTTCTTCAATTTTTGCATGCTCATCATACTGAAGAATCTATCAAATCTTATACCGATCTTAGTAAGCTCAAGTCGAGTGCCTTCATGACCTAACTGATTTTCTATATTATTTTCTTTTAATTTTTGAGTTACGTCATCTAGAGTTGCCATTATACCCGTCCCTGTTGTTCCTGCCTTGCTTGTTCTTCTTTTAAATGGTTGATTAGCATATCAAGATATACTTCTCTTTCCCATGGTATCATATGGTCTATCTCAGTCAACGAATAGCGATAATGGTGCATTAACTGAAAATTCGTCCTATAATAATTTACAAGCGTCTCATGAGATAGACCTATGAGAAAAAACTTTGCATTCCTTCTACTACAATATTGTTTTGATGATTACATTTTTTACAAGAGAAAGCTACATCATGTGTTAGCTTAGGCATTTTTTCTACGTATTCTCTTACCTTAGTAAATTGCTGATTGTTCATAGATTCTATAAAGGAATCTAATTCTTGAGCAGTCTGATCTTTAGCAGAGAATCTTTCTTCATTTGTTTTTATAACATCAATACTTGATCTAATTAATCCAAAGATTTGATCTACACTTGATTCTGAAGAAAGAATATCGCCTCTAACTATACTATCGAAGGTAGGCCATTTCATTTCAAGAGAAATCTGGTTATCCAATTCGATAGTATTAGAGATGTCTGGTACTTCTATTTCTACATCATCAATATTTAATGTAATATCATTACTAGATTCACATTCATTACATTTCATAACAATAGTCGATGTTTCACCTACGCTTTTAGCTCGTATTTTTAAAAACATATATTCGATATCAAATGTAGTTAATCTTGTAGTATCGATATCTTCAGTTACACAAGCTTTAATAGTATTAATTACTGTATTCAGAATCTGTTTCTGATCATCAGATTCTAAAGCCATTAATAAAATCTTTTCTTCTTTGACTAAGAATGGTCTAAAGCTCACACTTTTTTTCATTGATGGTATAATTAAATCATAATTTGGGGAATCATTTAATCTTGGTAAAGCCATTATGCACTCTTTCTTTTCCACACGTCATTCGCATTTACACGAATCATTTTTTTATTTGTCTCATTCTTATTTGGGTTTTCAATAGTTAGCATTACATTTTTGCCGGCGTGCCATGCATTTACCTTTGCAATCATTTGTGCTGTACTACCAACCCATTCTTTTCTTGCTTGTTTACTCCACCTAGGATCTTGGGATCTGCGTTCTCCCTTAGAAACCTGATGGGCTCTTTGTCTTTTCTTTGCCATTTAAATCACCTATCCAAAATTTAAGCCACCGCTTACGAAGTTTTGTAGACCAGCCTTAATTGGTCTCCATTTAGTATAAGATAGATCTACTTGAAGTTGTACTAATCCATCTAATTCGTTTGATAATTGAACTGCGCCAATTGTTGTTGGGAAAGCATCTTGTAATTCTACGGCATATATTGTACCTCCACCAATTTCTAAATTACCCTGGAGTGGACCAATATTAGCACTGAAACCTTTTCTAGCCTTTCTCAACTGATGTATCTTTACTGTCTTAGCATAATCCTGTTTATAACCTACTTCACCTGTATCCTGATTCAATACAAGATCTGTCCAGGCATCAAAATATGTTTTAATACCATAATCATTCATCAAGTAAAATGTTAAGCTAACCTCTTGAACTGCATATCCATAGGCTACCTTTTGAAATTCCATACCGATTCTTCTATCTGTTGTAAGAATCTGTTTACCAGGCAATGTAGCATTTGAACATAAAATATTCATTTCTCTACTAGTAGGATTACCTGTATTTAAAATTCCTGGTATATTTGGTATTGATGGTAATAGATTTGCAAGAAATCCACCTAGTCCACCAAACCCACCAGAGCCAACTGGAGGTAGCTCAACCAAAAACTGATTTGCTTGTGCAAATCCAAGCTTTGAAGTAGCAACAGATTTTAGATCGTCAATTGATGCCATTACATCTTTCCTCTTGAATCTCTATAAACAGTACCTGAACTTGCCTTTCTGAAATCCTGTGTCGGAAGAAATGTAGCAATTTCCCATTCTGGTTTATCTACTAAAGCAAATCTACTTTTTACATGTTTTGTTAAATATCTATGGATAGTTGGCTTAATAAATTTCATAGGTAATTCTCCTTCACCCAATAAAGCATCTAAGGCTTTAGCTCTGAGTACAGGAGGAAGATAGTGTAAATTTAAGCCGTAGAATCCACCCTTTGCTGGTCCCATCATAATAACTAATGGGAATGCATCGTAATAGGGTAAAGTATCTTTATATTTCGGATCATAGAAATACATGTACATATTACCGTACGGTGCTGTCTTTGGCCTATTCCTTAATGCAATTTCTTCTTCTCGCATAAGATCAAGACGATTTACGCGCCCGAGCGCGACGGCCTTTTTACGGAACCACTCAATAGACTGTTTAGTCCGTGGGGTAATACCAGCACGGAATGCTTCAATTTCTAGATCTTTAAATAAGTTGCTCATACGAGTATTTATATTGATTTATTCAATAAATGTTAATCCTTCCACTCTTTAGGTGCTGCATTCACATTCTTTGGAGGTTTAACACGAGGTTTTGTATTCTTCCTTTTTCTATATGGTGCTGCCTTTTTTAATGGTTTTTTTATTTTACCAGGCATCGGTTTAGCAAGAAGTTTCATCTCTTGCAATTTCTTTTCAGTCCATATTTCAAACGTCCAGCCACGATCCTCTGCATATTCCTTTGCGGCTTTCCACTTATTCATATTCTTAACATAAGTTAATCCTTCATAGATATATCTTTTTGTACGTCTTTCACCTGAAGGCGGCTGTGTTTCTTTTTCTGGTTTAATTTCGATAAGTGTTGTTTTATTATTTCTCCATGTGATTTTAAGATCTACAAAATATCTGTGATATCTTTTATCAACATCGTAGAAATAAGGTATAACTGTTTCTTCAGAAGCCCAACTCTTGACCTCTATATTAAGATCACACCATTTAAAGACTTTTCTTTCCCAAGAAGATCTGTATATGATATTAGTCGGATCGCCGGCATACTTATCTCGATTAACGACTTTATATCTTCCTGAATGTGCCATAATTCCATATAAATAAGATTAAATCTTTCTTATTATCTATAGGACTTTTCAAATGGCAGATACATGGATCGTTGACAATCTTCAAAGTTCAAGACAGCCTGTTGTTTTAAACAACAGTATTGTAAGATCTAGTTTACTACAAAGCAACACGGTATTATCGTATCCTATAAAGAAGGATGAAACTTATCAAGGTAGGATTCGCTTTACTGTAAAAAAAGCCGATAGACTTAATCCTGGTAGCGGTATTAATAAGTTACTAGAAGCAGTTGGTTTTGACAATGTATCCAGGACAGGCTCCAGCTCCAATAATAACAAAGGTAAAAGTGATGACGACCCGATACGTTTTAATAATTCAGTAGATCCGGGTTTATCTGCGGAACAGGAACAACAAAAACAACAACAAGATGCCGGAGCTGAAGGTGCAGCATTAGCTTCTACACTATCAGATGGATTTAGGGGTATAAAGTATACAATAGATACCTCTGCGCCTGTTATTGATTTATACATGCCAGCTGGAAATATAGTTATGAATGAAGGGGTTCAATATGACACCACTAACCTTAATCCCATGGGAGCCGCGGCGATGGGAGGACTACAGTCTGGGGACACTATAGCGGGATCACTAGCTACCGGTCTTATGGAGGGACTCCGATCGATCTTTGATATGAGAGGCATCGATAATAATACCCTTGCACGATTAGCTGCTGGTAGATTGGCAGATAAAATACCAGGAGGTGTTGGTATTGCTGGTCAATTAGCTGTACAGGCAACAGCAAATCCGAATACAAGAGCATTATTTCGAAATGTAAATTTACGGGAATTTAATTTTACTTTTAAATTTATTGCAACCTCTCCAACTGAAGCAAGAACTGTAGAAAATATTATAAGACATTTTAGGACTGAAATGTATCCCGAATCTATTGAAGCTGCTGGTATACCTATTGGATATAATTTTCCTAATGCATTTGGAATAAGTTTTTCTTATAAAGGTGCAAAGGCTAGAATACCAAAATTAGAAACTTGCTATTTAAGAAATATACAAACGTCATATAATCCTACAAGTGCTACCTTCCATTCTGACGGGCAGCCAAATGAAATTGATTTAACATTAAACTTTGTTGAAATTAGGACTCTTCATAAAAAAGATATACTAGGGGACTTCGGATGAGATTTTTTAAAGATTTTGAAAAGGTACGATATAAATTTGGTAACGAAGCCTCAAATATACTTTTCCAGAATATAACTACCTATACGGACATTATTGATCAGATTAAGGACGATGCTTCTTTTTATCAATATGAGCAGATTCATGAAGGATTTCGACCTGATCAGGTTTCTATTCGTCTCTATAATTCTCCTCTTTATCATTGGACCTTTTATTTAATGAATGATAACCTTAGGCTACAAGGCTGGCCGCTTACTAATAGAGAGTTAGAAGCAAAGATTAAAAAGGATTATGAAGGAACAGCAATTACTACCAGGGATAGCTTAAATGGTATTTTTACTCTTGGTAGGACTTTAACTGGAGCACAATCAGGATCCTCTAGTAATATCATACATAGGAATGTAGAATTTGGACAAATTGTTGTGCAAGCTAATGACTTGGAATTTGAAGTAGGAGAATCATTGGTTGTAAATTATCCAAATCCTATTGATCCTCAGAGTATTGTAACCGAAACCGTAACTGTTCATTCATATTCAGAATATTATAATGCCGCTCACCATTATATTGATGGAAGCGGAAATTGGACAGATATTGATCCTTTAATCGGTCCGGGTGTGCAATTAACAGAGGTTACGAATTTCGAGAATTATATTAATGAAAATGAAGCTTTAAGATCTATTAAGGTTATTAGACCTAATGTTATTAACGATATACTTTCGGCATATAAGAAATCTATAAGGTCATAAAATGGCAAACGGAGAAACCCAAAGCTCATACCAATTTGAATCTGTGCTATTTTTTGCAGATAGATCCCCAGATAGTATACCAGTCGATATTAAAAATTCTATATCTGACCTTGAGATCTTTGAGCATATAGAAAAACCTTATCTAACCGGCCAAATAGCTTTTGTTGATAATAATAATCTTATAGCAGCTATGGACGTCCAGGGTGGGGAAAGAATAGTTGTTAATATTAGGCCAACTAATCTTGAAGAAAGAGCCAAGATTATAACTAAAACCTTCCGTATAGAAAAAATAATAGGATCTTATAAAGCCAATGATAAGAATGAAACAATATTTTTAAAATTAGTAGAAGATATTGTTTATACTTCAAGTGTTAAGAATATTAATAAATCTTATCAAGGAACTCCAATATCTATTATGGCAAATATACTTTCTACATTTTTAAAAAAGGAGGTTGTAAGCTCTATTGACGAATATAAAGGGAAAATGAAAGTTATTGTTCCTAACCTACATCCAATTGAAGCAGCTTTATGGATTAGAAATAGAACGACTAGTAGTGATGGTTTACCTTTTTACGTATATTCTTCATTTGGTGATCAATTTCTTCGTATAGTAGATTTAGGGACTATGCTAAGAAGGCGGCCAATTAATATAAAGAACCCTTATGTATACTGGCAAAATGCAGCTAATACTTTAGGATCTTTTACTACTTTCACCTCTATACAGAGTTATAGGCAAGAGGAAAATGAAAATCTACTTCGACTTATTCGATCTGGAGTAGTTGGATCTAAATATAGTTTTTATGATACTATGAAAGCAATTCCCCAAGATGTTAATTTTGCTGTAGACAATGATGTATTCTATACCCTAGCAGGTTCAGACTATTTTAAAGAGGGACAAGAAAGATTTAATTATGGTCCTGATTTTAAAATCGAAGAAAAAAAAATAAGTGAATATAATTCTAGAGTTATTTCCCATATAACAAATGGTGGGACATATGATGGTGCAGGCGGATTTAAAACTCTTCATCAGGAACCAGATGGCCCTTCACATAAGAAAAAAGTTATAGCAAATTCCTTAAGGAATTTTATGACCAAAACTCCAATGGTGATACAGGTTAGAGGTCAAGATTTTATAACTCATGAGGAACATGTCAGCGGCTATTCACATTATACTACGGGAAATGTTATAAGAATTCTTTTTAAAGATAATTCTTCTGATGATCCAGACGAACCTAGATTTGATAGAAAAAAATCAGGAGACTATATAATCTATGCTGCAAAACACATGATTAAGGCTGAAAGATACGATGTTAGTCTATTATGTGCTAAACTAGCATCATTTGTTGAGGAACCGAGTATACAATGATACCAACGACTTCAGATTTTTATGGTGATTCTACTAGATGGTTTATTGGAACTGTTATTTCCATTAATGACCCGTTAGAACTTGGTCGAGTAAAGGTTAGAATATTTGGCGTTCACACCGCAAATATAGATGATATACCGGAAGAGGATTTACCATGGGCTCAAGTAGTAACCCCTACAACTGAGGGAGGAAGTTCTGGTATTGGTACTAATATTGGTATTAAACCTATGGCTCAGGTATTTGGTGTTTTCCTAGATGGTACCAATTCACAAATACCTTTGGTTGTTGGATCAATACCTAAATTTGAAACAGGCAGGATTAATGTAACAGAGGAAACTGCTCAAAGAACTTTAACTGGCAATACAAACATTGAAAAAGCTTATGTATTCTTTTTATCACCCGAAGGAGGTTCTTTTACAGTACAACAAACCTGTGGAATTATTGGAAATCTGATGGTAGAATCGGGAGCTAATACAAACAGAGGAGATCTAAATCCATTAGCATTAAACTCAAGTGAAGGCTCCTTTGGAATTGCGCAATGGAATCCCTCTAGTAGAGCTGGTAATCGACTTGGTGCCTTAAAAGAATTCTGTTCAGAAAGAAAATATAATTTTAGGGAATTATTGCCACAGTTAGAATTTATAAAACATGAATTGTACTCCTATCCTTATTTTGGTTTAGGACTATTGAGGAAAACCCAAACTGTTGAACAAGCCTCAAGGGTCTTTGAGGCATATTATGAAAGACCTGCTCCAGGAAGTACTGATAGTAGAATTAAATTTTCTGAAGAGATATTAGAGAAGATGGAAACTTAGAATGCCAATTGAAAGAGCCAGAAAAACTAATACGATTACCCTTGGTAGTATACCAACTTCAATTAATTCTGTGCAAGTGAAAAGAGGTGACAAGCCGTTTTTTACTAGTGTGTTTGACTATGAATTAGTTGAAAAAACTATTTCGTTAAGAAAAGCTTATGATGAGATTAAAGTAGATTACACCGTAGAGGAAATTGTAGAATACGATCCACAATTGGCAAAGGAAATATTTAATTTCGATCTTCGTAGTCTTGAAGAAATTGCTTCATTAGCAGAAGTTGAAGCCAAGGCATTAAATTCTCAAATTGAAAGACTTTCAGCAGAAGGAGCGCCAACAGGAGATATTATAGGTTCAGTACTAGGGGGATTTAAATCCTTAACCGAAAATTTTAAACAAAATATTGGTGTAAGTGATGAACCAGTAGTTGCTAAATTAACAGAAAGTGTTCCTAATATACCAGTTACAACTCTTTCTACTAAACAATCTGAAATTGAAACATTAACCGGAAAACCGGTTTCTTCCGCTCTGTTGAATGCTGTTACAGTTGCGGGTAATCCTAAATCAATTAGAAGCGCATTAAGTGGCGTATTTTCGGCTACTGATACTAATATGAGACAAGCATTAGAGGAAAGTTCTGCAGTTCCGGAAAAAGTGTCCGAATCAGTAAAAAAAGAAATACCTACTGAAATAACTGCAGAATCAAAAAAGATTGTTCGGAGAATTATGAGAAACCTAGATAACCCAGTGCAATCTGAAAGTGAGCTTGGGTTTGGAAACCTAGGTAGTAGCTTTGGTAACTTACTTGCTGCAGTCGCCGGTAAAATTAAAGGTACTGGATCGGCTAATAAGTTTGGAGAAGTTGTTACTTCAGTTCCCGATGGGTTTATAGTACCTGAAGGATATGATGTACCAAGTAATATAGTAGAAGAAAATGGCGCATCAAATCTAAATAAATTAATAGCAAAACCTAATAATACTAATAAGCAAATAAAAATCTCAGATATCCCTTTTAATGCTATTGCCCAAGGTAATAAGTTCTTAGGTGCTCTTACTCCAGAAACTTATGTATTCGAAAATATTGATACAAAGGAAGAATTAGAATTTGATCTTAAGAAAAATCCTCGGAAAATCACTACCCTTGTTGTAGATTGGTCTAAGACTTGGAGTAATAATTTTTATAAGGCTAAAGATATCCATGTGCAGGAAATACAAAGGTCAGTGTCACAATTTGGGCCGCTTTATCCAGTTCAGCAGGGTGTTAAATCGGGTATACAATGGCACTATGTTATACAAAAGGATGGTACCATACAAAGGGGTAGGCCTATATCTATAGATCCTGGACCACAAACAAAATGGAATAAAGGGACAATATACGTAGGATTTGTTGCAGGATATACAGTTCCAAGTAAAGTACCAAACTTAGATTTATATCTTAACTCAGGATCTATTACTTCGGAACAATGGAGTTCATTCGGGGCATTCATAGACACTTACTATAAAATTTATCCTGGCGGGGAAATTGTTGGAAGAAGAGATATAGACAACGGATCTTCTGCACCAGGATTTGACGTAGAATTATATGTAAGAGGTCAGAAAAATAAAACTACTGTTTATGACTATGATATACGTCAAAAAGATGAACCTATTACTGAAGAAGAAGCTGTTAACTTGCTTCCTAAAAAGATATCCAGTCCTTCAGGTAAAGGAATTCCCCAGGTTATTCCTACAAAGGATATTCTTAAAAATGCTGGTAAAGAAATTGATGCAGCTACAGGGAAATTTAAATTACCGACTGAAGAAGAATTAAATTCACTAGCATCAACGCTTTCAAGTAAAATAAAAAATTCAAATATTCTTTCTAGAGATCAAAGGGCTTTTGGTGAAAGTTCTATACAAAATTTCATTAGTGGTAGCACTCAACGAAACGATGCTATAGAAAAGAATAATGTATTGCTTGGAAATATAGATGTACTTGTACAGGAAATAGATAAGAATCGATCTGATCTGATAAACAATGGTTACATTTATAATTCTGAAACTAATTCATGGAGTAAAAAATAATGGCTGAATATGATACAGTAGGGGTTGAGGAAGACGGATTTAAAGATCCCTCTAAAGTTTTTCCTAAAAAAGAATATATTAATGTAGCTTCTACTAACTTAGCTGCTAGAGGTATTATTCGTAATGAGCTTTATACTGGGGGAGGGGATCGTGGGATTGATCTAGATCTAAATGATACTATAGCTTCACAATACCCCTTAAATCAAGTAAGAGAAACTATATCAGGTCACGTTACAGAGATTGATGATACTCCTGGCGGAGAAAGAATGCTATTTAAGCACAGAACCGGCGCCGGCGTAGAATTAAGAGCTGATGGAAGTGTTATAATTAGTTCAGTAAAAAACACCATTCGAATCTCTGGTGGAGATGAAAAAGTTATTATTGAAGGCGATGGAGAGATATCATATAATGGTAACCTGACATTAAACGTAAGTGGTGATTTTGATCTTAGGGTAGGTGGAGATTTTAACGTCAATGTTGGTGGCGATGAAGATAAAGATATAAAAGGATCATATCGTCAAAAGGTACATAGGAATCATGAGACAACAATTAAAAAGAATAAATCAAAATATGTATTAGGTTCTGAGACTGAAACAATTTATGTTGACAAAAATTCATTCGTAAGACAAGATCTGAATGTTTTTATTGAAGGAGATACTAATCACTTTACTGGTGGTATTCTTACAATGACTGCTGAAGATGAAGTTGTACTTTCTTCTCCAAATATTAATATCGGAGCTTCATCATTGACCGTTATCGGTGATAGTGGTACATTCGGTGGGGATGAAATTGTATATTATGGGAAGACAGCTCATATAGATCGAGTCAATACTACATCAACACATTCAACTGCAATGTATGCTACTACATTCCATGGATCTTTAAATGGTAAAGCATCATTTGCTGCTGCCGCAGACCAAGCTGGGTCAGCTCCATTGGGACCTGGGTCTGGTGGTGGATCACAAACAATTGATAATACAGAAGCAACAAATAAAACTACTGTCGAAGTAGATAATATTATTATAGACGATTACTTAAATGTTTCTAATAAAGGCGTTCGTAGGGTTAAAGTAGATTATGGCGACGGTCTTAAAAACCAAATTGATAAAACAGTAGATTACGGTGGAATATCAGCAAGACGATTAACAACACCAGAAGTTCGGTCTAAATTAAGAGATCCTATTACAATAGCAAATGAAAAATTTATAGGGTCTCAAATAGCAGAAGGTAAATTATCAGCATCTTATATTAGACCAACACCTACATCTATTGGTAGAACAGTATCGAATGAACCTGGTATCAAGAGGGGTAGTACTCCAATTGGGAATTCTTCGAAGGGTATTAATAAGAGGTTTACGTCATCATGAAGTATGTACCTGATCCATATTATAATCCAGATTTTCAGGATAAGATTACATCTCGTACTAAATTAGCGCCTGGTATTACTATGGCTAAATTTCTAGGTGGTTATGCTGACCCAGTAACTTTAGATTACATAACCACTGAAGAAGAAAAGAAAAGAATAGCAAGACAGTTATTAATGCATGCTGATGCTATGACTACTGTAAGGCAACCTGATGGAGAATTTTCTGATCATAGACTAATTGTTGCTGAAGGATTATATAGACCAGAACCCTTAGAAAAACTAGATATCGACAGCATTAATTATTTTATGAAAACCGGTCAGGCTGTTGTTTATGAATTATTAAACAAAGAAGGTAAAATTAATCCTTCGAAGACTTTTGATCTAGCTGTATATTGGAAAGATAATTTAAATTTTGATAAACTCATTTTAGACTATGATACTTACGATCCCAGCGGTATTCTAAATGTACAAATTATTCTCATTCTTCCTAAAATTATTTCGCCCTGGAATGTAGAATATTCTAATATTGTAGAAACTCGGTTTAATAATTTTGTACAGGCAACTAATGAATTAGTTGAATGTAAACTCAATTCTACTGAAAATATTCAGGTGTATTCATAATAAATAGAGAGATAAATACGATTAACTATTAGAGAAAATACAAATGCCCTTAAGATCTTTTTCAATTGAAGACGGAAATATAAGTACTAGTACACTTAATGTGGCTAGGAAAAAAGCTTTTAGTGACATAGATCTGTCATTTGCATTAAGACCAGATAAAGATGTTTATAAGAAAACAGATGCCGCGGCAGTAAAACAAGCAGTTAAAAATCTTTTATTAACTAGTTACGGTGAAAAACCCTTTTTTGCTGACTTTGGGGGAAATCTAAATTCTCTTTTATTTAATCTAGATACAGACTTTGATGATGAGCTTTCAGAAGAAATTATAACAGAAGCGGTTGAAAAATATGAGCCTAGAGCAAAGGTTTTAGAAGTTAAATCCTCTCTTCTGGGAGACTATAATTCAGCAAGTGTATCTGTTACTTTCCAGATTAGAAATACAGAACAGATTGAAACTGTGGAATTACAATTAACGAGGTTAAGATAAATGGCTACTACAATTAGATCTGCCGATCTGGATTTTGATACAGTTAAAGGTAGGCTTAAGGATTATCTGAAATCAAAAAGTGAATTTTCTGATTATAATTTTGAAGCATCAGGACTATCAAATATTCTAGATGTTCTAGCTTACAATACTCATTTTAATGGATTGACAGCAAACTTTGCCTTAAATGAATCATTTCTAAATACTTCTCAATTAAGATCGTCAGTTGTATCTCATGCAGAGGCTTTAGGATATACCCCTAGATCTTATACTTCTTCTAAAGGTAATTTGAATATTTCAGTTACTATAACAGATTCGAATAGACCTACATCTATTAATTTACCAAGAGGTACTTCTTTTACTGCAACTGTAGCTGGAGTATCCTATACTTTTAGAACTAGAGAATCATATTCTGCAATAGATAATGGTAGCGGATTCTATGAATTTAAAACATCAGAAGATAGTAATTCAATACCGGTATATGAAGGTATTGAAAAGACAAAAACCTTTTTCGTAGGGGAAACCGAAGAAACCCAAATATATGTTATGCCAGATGTTACACTTGATACAGAATCCTTATTAGTTAGGGTTTATGAAACAGCTGGATCTAGTACGTACGAAACATATACTAATTTGAAAAAAGCTATTCGTATTACTAGTAGTTCTAAACATTATCAGATAAAAGAAGTACCGAATGGTTATTACGAAATTCTATTTAGTGATGGTATTACAACGGGGAAAACCCCAACGGCTGGTAATAAAGTAGTAATTACCTATCTTTCAACGGTTGGTCCTACTGCAAATGGTGCTAGTGTATACGTCCCAACGGCTGACTTAAATATAGAAGGTACAGATTACCCTATTACAGTAGTTACTGATGCTGTATCATCCGCTGGTGCATTTAAAGAGGGAATAGAATCTATAAGACAAAATGCTCCTATCTATTTTGCTTCGCAGCAAAGATTGGTTACAGCGGAAGATTATAAGGCTCAAGTATTAGCTAATTTCAATGCATACATTGACGACGTTGTATCTTGGGGTGGTGCTGATAATGATCCTGTAGAATATGGTAAAGTATTTATTGGTATAAAGTTTAAGCAAGGTATTTCCGAATCAGTCCAGGTAGAAGTAAAAGATCGAATTGTAAATGAATTAACAGACAATCTTGCCGTCATGTCTATTGATACGGAATTTACAGAAACAGAGATTGCATATCTAGAATTACAAACGTTTTTTAATTTTGATCCTGATCTTACTAACTTGACCCCTAGAGCAACAGAAAATCTAGTATTTTCTACTATGCAGAATTTCTTTACAGTTAACCTCGCGAAATTCAACGAGGTGTTTAGAAGGTCAAAGTTAATAGGCGAAATCGATGATCTTGATGAAGCTATTCTTAACTCAAGAATAGTAGTTAAAGTACAAAGAAGATTTACTCCGATAACTGGACAATCTTTATCTTACAGTATTAAGTTCCCTATGACAATTGCTGCCCCAGATAACCTGGATAGGATTGTAACGTCGGGTAGATTTACCTTTAATAATAAAATATGCTTCCTAAGAAATAAACTAAGCTCTAATAAAATAGAATTAGTTAATATCGATAATGAAGTAGAAATAGATAATATTGGTGAGTATAATCAAGATACTGGTATAGTATTACTCCAAGGGTTTAATCCAACTGAACTAGAGGGGGGATCTTCTGAATTAAAAATATCAGTGACCCCTGCAAACCAAAGTACAATAAGACCGCTAAGAAATTACGTAATTCAATTAGATGAAGACCTATCATTTGCACAATCTCAAATCGATTACCAAAACACAGTATTGACCTTGTAACATGTCACATAAACTAATTAATTATGGCCGTAGGCCTGTTAACTTCAGAAATCGTAGTGTTAAGGAAGTACTGCCGGAACACTTTACTGAAGATTATCCTGACCTAGTTCAGTTTCTAGAATATTATTATGATTTTTTAGATTCTGATGGGGGATTTGATGAAGACATACAAGAGTTATTTTCTGTTAGGGATATAAGTGAAACTGATCTAGCAAGATTAGATCAAATGGTTTCTTCCTTAGGATCAGGCCTACAGAATACCGATAATTTTTTAAAGCCTAGATTTTCTATTAGAAGGTTTGCTGATCACTATAGAAATAAAGGATCTAGATTTTCAATAGAAGAATTCTTTCGAGCATTTTTTCAACAAGAGGTAGAGGTTGAATATCCAAAAAAAGATATTTTTACTATTGGTAGAGATGCAATTGGTTATGATTCACAGAAATTTATACAAGATTATGCAAGATACCAGATATTCTCAATATTAATTAAAGTTGGTCTTGGCATACCAACTTATAGAGAATTATATAAAAAGTTTGTTCATCCTGCTGGTTTTTATTTTGAGGGTATTGTTGCAGTAGAAGGTGAAGCAAATCTTGGTATAGGTACTATGCCATTATCTATTGCAGATTCTGCAGAACTTAGTCTTATTGGCGAGGCATCTATTGGATTCAGTCTCTTTAGTACAACAACCGGACTTATCGATAGCGAAGGAACTAACATTAGGTATGGTATAGATAGAACCCCAGCGGCATTTTCGGCCCTAACAATTACTCAGCTGAACAATTACTATCAAAGTATTGCTGAAGTTATTAGTCCGAATTCGTTTACTATGGATGACAGTGGAAATTCAGGTTCACCGCTTATGTCACTTACAACTGAAACTATGGACGCAAATATGTTTACAAGATATCTAAGTGATTCGAGTTATTAAGTATAAATAGATGTAAATATTCTGTATAGGATAGAAGATGACAAGACAAAATATCAATATCGGCACAGTTGCAAATGATGGTACAGGCGATACCCTCAGGCAAGCTGGTGAAAAGCTAAATGACAATTTCGTAGAGATCTATCAGAGATTTGGTGGGGATAGTAATATTCTTATGCCAGGTATTCAATTTGATAGTAACGGTATTATTTTTGAAGGAACAACCCTTGATAATGTCACTACTAGAATTACAGTTGTAGACCCTACATCTAATCGTATTGTAACTATTCCAGATTATACTGGGGAAATGATTGTCGATAGCGCCACGCAGACTATGTCAAACAAGACTATCAATGACGCTAGACTTGTACATCCTGATATTGCAGATTCCGCCGACGCTACATATTTTTATTCATTCACACCAATTGATGCTAGTTTAATGTCGAAAAACATTAATCTGAATCTTCCTTCTCTTTCTGATAGTGATACAATAGTTACAAATACATCAGTATCTACTATGTCAAGTAAAACATTAACAGCTCCTACAATTATTGCGCCTACAATTGGTAGTAGAATAGATGATTCGAATGGAGCAGAAATTATTATTTTGACGGCTGCGGCTTCGGCAACCAATGAAATAACTATATCAAATGGAGCTACTAATACTGGCCCTACTATATCAGCTTCTGGAACAGATACTAATATTAATTTAAATATTAACCCTAAAGGGAATGGCTCAGTTGAGATTGGGAAAATAGCGCTAGACCATAACGATCAAACTAGCAGCGGCGCTGTTGATCCTACCTCGTCATATACTGTATTTAACCAAGGTACTCCTATCGCAGCGTCTTTAGCAAATGGTACAACAACTGGTGAAATGAAAATCATGTCTAATAAAGGTGCCGGTCTAGTAACAGTAACACCAACTAGCTTTCCACAAGGTAACTCTTTTTCGATCGCACAATATGGTGCGTGTCAATGTATATGGGATGGAACAAATTGGCTTTTGATCGGCGCGGCAGATTCTGCAGATGCGTATATTTCGATTAATTAATAGGAAATTAAAATGACGGCTATTGTAACAAATCGGTTAAAAAAAGACCTACTTGAATCAGTTTATAATGAAATTGTTAATCTAACAGACAATTACTACGTAGCGGTTGGTCGTACAGAACAATGGGATAGCTCTGATACTGTTCCTGATCCTAGAAATAGTCTCAGAGATGAACGTAATTTCAGACTATCTATGCAGTCTATTAAAAAGATTACAGACGTTTCATATGTGATTCCCCGGTATAATTGGTCAACGGGAACGATTTATAATTCGTGGGATGACGATCTAGCAGGTTTACCAGTAAATTCTTATTACGTATTAACAGAAGACAATCAGGTATATGTATGTCTTCAATCTGGTAAAAATGCACAGGGAACGGTAGTTGCATCTACAGTAAAACCTACTGGTTCATCAACAAGGCCCATAAAAACTTCTGATGGTTATGTGTGGAAATTCTTATATGGTTTAACTGGCGCAAATTCAAGTAAATTTCTTTCTGCTAATTTCCTACCAGTTCAATATGTTAATGATTCATCTGGATCCCCTGCAATTAACGCAGCTCAAGCACAACAGGCATCTGTACAAGAGGCAGCATCGAAGGGACAAATTTTAAGTATCCTGGTAACTGATGGTGGTACTGGATTTACTTCTACCCCGACGGTTAATATTCGAGGAGATGGAGTTGGGGCTTCAGCAACGGCATTTGTATCAGGTGGTTCGATCGTTAAAATCGATTTGGATTCATCATCAGATAGCACAATGACTATGGGACATAGCTATAATTTTGCTGATATTACCCTTACCGGTGGTGGTGGGGGTACAGGCTTTGCTGGAAGAGTAATTATTGGCCCTGATTCTGGTATCGGTGCAAATGCTGTTAAAGATCTTAGAAGTACTTCTCTTTTATTTAATATCAAGCCGGCTGGGGATGAAAATGAAGATTGGCTTATTAATGATCAGGATTATAGACAAGTAGGTCTTATTAAAAATCCTAAAAATAATAATAGTCCTGACTCAGATTATACTGCTGTTACTGGTAGAGCACTAAGATATCTACTTCTTACCTCACCATCGGATGCAACTACTTTTACACGTGATGTAACTATTACCGGTACTAACTCTGGTGCAAAAGCAATTATTGATGATATAGATAGTGATAGATTATATGCTCATCAATCTGAAGCTACTGGTTTCTTACCATTTAATGAAGGTGAACCTATAACTGGTGGTGGTGCATCTGGTACACTGGTTAGTGAGGGATCTGATGCAGACTCAGATGCTTTTTATGATGATGATGTAGATAGATTTTCCGGAGATTTACTCTATTTAGAAAATAGAGCAGCAGTAGCAAGAACAGCTGAACAAACAGAAGATATTAAAGTTATTATTACGCTATAAGGTAAAAAAAATATGGCTACTACTCTTACTAATGCAACTTTTTCGAATACCTATAAAGATGATTATACAGATAGCGATGGCTATTATAGGATCTTGTTTAATAGTGGACGAACCCTTCAGGCGCGCGAGCTTACACAAGCGCAAACCATTATTAATAACCAGATTAAAAGAATGGCATCTGACATATATGTAGAAGGTTCAGTTATAAGTGAAGGTAGCTTAAATCCAAATCCCCTATACGAATTTGTTAAATTAAATACTTCTGTTAACGCTTTACCCTCATCATATAATGATTTAATTGGTACCTCATTTACTGGACAGACAAGTGGTGTGGTAGCAAAGGTTATTGAAGTAGTACCTGTAGAAGGGTCAGATCCTGCTACTCTATATGTTCAATATACTAATACAGCATCATCGCCGGCTGCAACGACAGCGCCAATTAGATTTAATCCCGGAGAAAATATAGACAACGGTAGTACAACTTTATCTATCCAAACTACTAATACTGTTGCAAACCCAGCATTGGGGGTTGGATATAGAGTTTCTGTTGGTGCTGGGGTTTATTATGCTAAGGGATTTTTTATCTTTACTGAAGCACAGTCAATTATTCTTTCAAAATATACTGATGATCCAACTGCAGAGATTGGGTTTAAAATTACTGAAGAAATTGTAACTACAGCTGATGATGTCGATCTATTTGATAATCAGGGCTCGACACCAAATCAGTCTGCGCCAGGCGCTGACAGATATAGAATACGTTTAACCCTTATTAATAAAATTAACTTGGCTGCAGATGAAAACTTTATACACGTGGCCACAATAGATGAAGGATCCGTAAGATCTGCAGTTGTTGTCTCAGACAGATATAATGTTCCAAATGAAGTAACTGCAATAAGAATATCTGAAAATTCTGGCGATTATATAGTTAGTCCTTTTTCCTTATTATTTGAGCCTGACTCAGCTGATATTGCATTCCTTAATATGAAAGTAAGTCCTGGTGTTGCAGTTGTAGAGGGACATAGAGCAGCTAGAAAGGTTGGGACTCATATTCGAGTACCAAAGGCTACTAGTACCCTAGAAATAAACAACGAGGTTACGCCTGTCGACTTCGGTAACTATGTTATAGTTAACCCTGTCGGAGGTACCAGCGGCCTTCCTAATATTAACGTATTCGAATTAATGAATTTATATGATGCTACTGGAGGTACAGGATCGGTAATTGGTACTACTCGAGTAAGAGCTGTTACAGAAGATGGTGCAAATCTTAAGTACCATCTATTTGATATTAAATTAAATTCAGGTCAAGCATTTCGTGATGTAAAAAGTATTGGTACTGGTTCAACAAATTATTTCAATCCTATTCTAGAGAGTAGTAAAGCGGTTCTTAAAGAAGTATCTAAAAATAATCTACTCTTTAACCTACCAAACATAAGACCCCAGACTATAACCGATTTGAATTTTACAGTGCAAAGAAGATTTGGTAGTTTAACTGCTGATGCATCAGGTAATATTTCTATGCCAACTCTTACTAGTACTGAAGCATATACAAACACCGGTGATTGGCTTATCGCAGATGTTGATAGTGATGTTTGGACAGGATCTACATCAGTAACTCTATCTGGTGATGCTACTAACGGTACTATTTCAGGTGGCCCAACAAATGGCGGATCTGGATATTCCGGTTCGATTGAAGTTTTAGCTTATGTTAACAAATCTGCAGGTAGTATAAGAAGTAAAACTTTAACTAGTAATTCTGTTACTAGAACAATGGATTCGGATGGTAACGGATTTAAATATTTAAGACTTGATAAAGCTGATATCTATGATGTTCAAGAGGTAATAGATGCTAATGACAGTAGCATCAGTTACGCAAATAGATTTACTTTAGATAATGGTCAAAGGGATAACTTTTACGGCCTAGGTAAGATGGTCCTTAATAGTGGTAATTCTGCCCCTGGCTCAAATATTCATATCAAATATCGATATTTTAATCATGGTACTAGCGGAGACTTTTTTGCAGTTAACTCCTATTCTGGGCAAGTAAATTATGGTAATATACCTGATCATACTTTAGCAAATGGGCAGAAAGTCCAATTAAGAAATGTCTTAGATTTTAGATCAGTTCAAGATTCTGCTGAAGGATATACAAATAGTTCTTTAGGGGCAAGAGTCAGTCAGCTACCTCAACCAGGAAATCTTGTCTCCGGTGATGTAACATATTATCTTCAACAGGCAGGTAAATTAGTAATCGATACCCAGGGGCAATTGATCTATGTTAAAGGCGAAGAAGCCTTTGAACCTCGCTTTCCAACAGCTCCAGACAGAACCTTACCACTATATAATATTAGGTTTGGCGCTAATACACTAAATGATTCAGATGTAACAGTAAAAAGAATAGATCATAAAAGATTTACTATGAAAGACATCGAGTCTTTAGAAAAAAGGGTTGATGCTATTGAAGAATTAGCTTCTTTAAGTTTACTTGAAATTGCTACCTCTAATTTCGAGGTGTTAGATTCTGCTGGATTAAATAGAACTAAGTCTGGTGTGGTAGTTGATAATTTTACTACACATGTTCTTTCCGCTACAAACTATGGCGATTATCGAGCTTCAATTGACCCCTTAAGAATGAATATGAGACCTTCATTC